AGCACGCGGCGGCCGCGCAACAGGCCAACCAGAAGAACATGATGGCGATGGTGCCGATGCTGGCGAAGGCGTTCAAGGACGGCGGCATGGGCATGGACAGCATCGCGTCGGCTGGCAAGCAGTCGGTCGAGACCATCGGCAACGCGCAGCAGATGCCGACGCCGCAGATGCCGACGCCCGCGCCCGGATCACCTGCCGCAGGGCCGCCATCGGCGCAGCCGCCGCTCGCCCCCGCCCCCGGTCAGGGCGCACCCGGCGGACCCGGCGGCATTGACCTGAGCAAGATCATCGGCTCGATTGCAGGTGGTGCCGCCAAGATGATACCGGGCGCGGTCGGCTCGGTGGCGGGCGCACAACAGGCCTACAGGCAGTAGATGGTCGAGAAGAAGACGCAGCGGTACGACGACCGCATGCGGTTACAGGACTACCGCATCGTGTTTGGGTCGCCGGAGGGCAAGCGCGTTCTCCACGATTTAATCGCGCGGCACTACGTTCTTGGTTCGACATTTAGCAGCGAGGCAACTATCATGGCGCATGCCGAAGGCCAGCGCGACGTGGTCCTTCAGGTCCTGCGCTTCATGCAGATGCGGCCAGCCGACATACCGGAGGCGCGCACCACCATGTTGCAGCAGTTTGAACTCGAACCAACGGACGAAGAATGACGCTCGAACTTGTAAGACAACTGACCCTGCAACAGCGCCTCGACGACCTCGCCGCCGAACTGCTGGCGCGCGCGGTCGCGCTCGACAACCTCGCCGCCGACATCGAACACACCATGAAGCAGGTGCGGCAGCGCGAGAAGACCTTGCGCGAGCGCGAGCGCGACGTGCTCAACGCCTCGGCTGAAATCGTCGTCATGCGCGACAAACTTCAACGCGGAGAAATCGACTATGCCCGACGACCTGCTCAGTGATGCGCCCGCCCCCGCCGCCCCGGCCGCCGCCGCGCCAGCCCCTGCTGGTGCTGCTGCGCCGCCTCCGGCTGCTGTCCCTGCTGCAACAACGCCGCCCAACGTGGCGGCGCTCGCCCCCGACCCAACCAAGGAGTTCATGAAGACGCTGCCGCAGGACCTTCAGCAGAACGCCTCGCTGTCGCGCTACACCACCACCGAAAGCCTCGCGCGCGCCTATGTGAACCTCGAACGCACGCTCGGCTCGGAGAAGGTGCCGATCCCGAAGGACCCCAACGATCAGGAGGCATGGGACCGCTACTACGTCGCCGGAGGACGGCCGCCGGAACCGAAGGCCTACCAGTTCCAGAAACCCGACCGCATGCCGGAAGGCATGGTCTGGGACGACAACATGGAGGGCTGGTGGCGGCAAGCCGCCTTTGAAAGCGGGCTGTCACAACGGCAAGCGCAGAAGCTGGTCGACCAGTACCGCGACCGCTACGCCGCGCAGATCGACTTGGGCAACAAGCAGGTCACCAGCGAAATCATGAACGGCAAGGCGGTGCTGCAACGCGACTGGGGCAGCGAGTACGAGACACGCCGCGCCATCGCGCGCGCCGCCTTCCTCGACCTTCCGGCGGTGGTGCAGCAGCGCGCACGCGACAGCGGGCTGGCGCGCGACCCGGAGTACATCAAGAGCCTGTACGCGCAGCGGGTGGCGCTGACCGGCGAACGGCAGCCGCGCCCGCCCGGTGAAAGCGCGGAAGGGTCACCCGACGCGCTGCGCGGCCGCATCGCCTCGTTCCGCTCGCAGCACGATGCCGCGCTCAAGGACGTGTCGCACCCGGAGCATGACCTGCGGCTGAAGGAACTGACCGACATGCACAACCGGCTGTTTGTCGAACAGCCAGCGGCGTGATACAGAAGGAGTGCTAGCGGGCACTCGTAACCGATCCGCAGCACTCCCTGTAAGCCGGGATCGCCCTAAACAGGCGGCACTCCCAAAAACGTGTTGAACCGTTTCAACCCATTTTTGTGGAGGCACAGCCGTGTCCATCTTCATCACCACCGCCTTTGTCGAACAGTACAAGGGCAACGTCGCGCACCTCGCGCAGCAAAAGGGCAGCCGTCTTCGGATGGGTGTCGAGAGTGAAAGCGTGGTCGGCAAGACCGCGTACTTCGAGCAGATCGGGCAGGTCGCGGCGCAGATCAGGACCACGCGCCACTCCGACACGCCGCGCATGGATACCCCGCACGCCCGTAGGCGCGTGGCGCTCGTCGACTACGACTGGGCCGACCTCGTCGACCAAGAAGACAAAGTCAGGATGCTGATTGACCCGGCCTCGCAATACGCGCAAGCGGCGGCATGGGCGATGGGACGCGCGATGGACGACGCCCTGATCGTGGCGGCAACCGCCGTGGCATCGACCGGCGTCGACGGCTCGACGCAGACCCCCTACGACACCACCATGACCATCCCGATCACGGTGAAGGACCCGGCGGCGGCGGCAGGATCATGGGGCCTCAACGTGCAGAAGCTGCTCGCTGCAAAAGAAATGCTCGACAGCCACGATGTCGATGCCGACGAGGAACGCTACATCGCGTTACCGGCGCGGCAGGTGACGTCGATCCTGTCGACCACCAAGACCACGTCGGCCGACTACAACACGGTCAAGGCGCTGGTCGAGGGCAAGATCGACACCTTCTGCGGCTTCAAGTTCATCCGCACGCAGCGCACGCTGCTCGACGGCTCCGCCAACGACAACGTGCTGTACTGGGCCAAGTCCGGCCTCAAGCTGGGCATCGGCAAGGACGCCTCCGCCCGCATCAGCGAGCGCGCCGACAAGAACTACGCCACCCAAGTGTTCTACTCCATGATCATCGGGGCGACCCGCATGGAAGAAAGCAAGGTCGGCATCATCACCTGTGCCCCGACAGCGGGACCGGGCATCTGATCGAAAGGGGCGCGACGGTTTCCACCCCGTTGCGCCCCTAGCACATTGAGGACGCTCGTCATTCCGGCGGGCGACACCACAACAGGAGGGCCACATGGCCGTCGTCAATGCCAAGTCACCGGGCGTCGCCAACGCCGACGCAGCGGTGCAGACGCTTTCACCCAACGCCACGTCGGAAGGCAAGGCCGCCCACATGGTCGGTTCCGTTACCAAGGCCGCATCCGACAATGACGGCTCGACCTATCGCATCGCGCGGGTCCACTCGTCATGGCGCATCCTTTCCATTTTGATGTTCAACGACGCGCTGGCGGCGGCGGCGGGCTGGACGGTCGGCCTCTACCGCACGGCGGCGGACGGCGGCGCGGCGGTATCTGCGGCCTGTTACACCAGCGCGCTGGCACCGACAGCGGCCAACCAAGCCGGTTCGGAAATAGCCTTCGGCACCGGGCGGCTCGGTTCAAAGATCGGCCAAGCGGTGTGGCAGGACGCTGGCCTCTCGGCTGACCCCAACCTCTGGTACGACGTGGTGGTTGTGGCGACGACCGCAGGGGCGGCGGCGGGCGCAATTTCTTGGAATATGGAATACGTGAAATAAGGCTGAAGACCCCTCCGGCCTTCAGTCGCATCGAGCGAGGTTCTGCAATGCCTATGACAGACTTGGGGATTGCGAACCTCGCTTTGATTGACTTGGGCCAGCCGGTGCTGGCGGTAGCGGACAGCACCTCGAAGGCTGGCCGCCTTTTCCTGACCTCCTACGAACCGACCGTGCTGGAAATCCTGCGCGACCACCCGTGGCGCTGCTGCCGCAATCAGGCGCTGATGGCCTCGGACCCGAACGCCACGCCGCTGTTCGGCTACAGCCTCGCGTTCCGGGTGCCGCCGAACTTCGTCAAGGTGGTGTACGTCGAGGGGTCGAGCGACTTCACCGACAGCGCCACCGGCAACATCGAGCCGTTCGCGCGCCACGGCGACTACATCCATTGCAACATCGAGGGCTTCCGCCTGACCTACGTCGAACGCAAGCCGTCCTCTGAGTTCGACCCCGGCCTTGTCGCAACAATCGCGGCGCGGCTGGCGTGGCGCTGGTGCAAGCCGTTCACCGACAGTTCAAACGACATCAAGATGTACATGCAAGCCTACACGCAGATCAGCGCCGACGCGAAGTTCAACGACGCGCTCGACGGTTCGCCCGACATCCAGCCAATGAGCACGTGGGAACAGCATCGCCTGTCAGACGTGTGACATGGCAACCGTCAATTCCATCCTCACCAATTTCACCGCTGGCGAAATATCCCCGCGCGTGTACGGCCGCGTCGACCTCGCCAAGTACCAGAACGGCGCGCGCGAACTCACCAACGTCACCGTCTTGCCGCAGGGCGGCGCGCGCAAGCGCGGCGGCACTCTCAACGTGTCGAGCGTCAGGAACAACAGCCCGGACGCCATACTGGTGCCGTTCGTGTTCTCGACCACGCAGACCTACATGCTTGAGTTCGGGCCGTTCTACATCCGCTTCTTCAAGAACCAAGGCATCATCTTCGACATCCAGTATGCCATCAGCGCGGTAACGATTGGGCCGATCATCACGGTCACCTGCCCCGGCCACGGGTTTCGGGACTACGACAGCATTTTTATAACAGGCGTCCACGGCACGCACCAACTCAACAACCGTGAGTTCATGGCTTGGAACACGACTGCCAACACGTTCACGCTGGTCGACCACTACACCTTCAACTATATCGACGGCAGCGGGTACGGGGCCTACACCAGCGGCGGCATCGCCTCGCGCATCTACGAAGTCGCCACCAACTACACCGCCGCCGACGTGGCGTCCATGACCTTCACGCAGTCCGCCGACACGCTGTTTTTGTTTTCCAGCAACTGGCCGATTGCGCTGCTCAAACGCTTCGGCCACGCCAACTGGCAACTCTCCACTGGCAATGTCGAGGAAGGCCCCTTCCTCGACATGAACACCTTCGTTACTTACGCGGTGTCGCTGGACGCCGCTTCCGGCGCGGCGGTGATGACCTTCAACAACGCTTATTTTACACAGGCGCATGTCGGGGCGTTGTTCCGCATCTGGGAACAGTCGAACGGCGATACCTTTGGCTACGCCACATGGGCACCGGGCGCGACCGTGACGGTCGGCAACAACACGTTCTGGGAATACAAGGGCAACGTCTATTACGTGGTGTCGGGCGGCGGCGACACGATGGCCTCGACCGCGACCTACCCGACGCATACGCAGGGCACCGTCGACGTGTTCTACGGCACCGGGGGCGCGGTGGCGCAGATGCGCTACGAGCACTCCGGCTACTGCGTGGTGCAGGTCACCAGCGTGCTCGACACGCAGAACGCATGGGTCAACATCTATTACAAGTATCGCACGCCCTACACCGCCTACGGCGGTCGATCCAGTTCACAGTTTCAGGAGGGTGCGTGGTCTGACTTTCGCGGCTATCCCTCGACGGGCACGTTTCACGAACAACGGCTGGTGGCTGCCAATACAGCGGACAAACCAACGACGTTGTGGGGGTCGAAACTCAACGCCTACCTGAACTACAAGGACGGCGACAAGGCGGACGAGAGTTACACCTACACCATCAGTTCGGATCAGGTCGACGCCATCAAGTACATGTCGACCACCAAGCGGCTGGTGGTGAACGCCACCTCGGGCGAGTACACGGTGGCGGCCTCCAACCAGAACGAAGCCATCACGTCAACCAACATCAAGGTATCGCGCGAGACATCCTTTGGTATAGCCAATGTCAAGCCGGTGCGCGCCGGTCCAGCCATCCTGTTCCCGCAGCGCAAGGGCTGGAACCAGAACCCGGCACGCCGTCTGCGCGAGTTCGTCTATAACTTCCAGACCGACAGCTACGTCGCGCCCGACCTGACCATCCTGTCGGAGCACATCACCGCCCCCGGCATCACGCAGGGCGCTTACATTGCCACCCCCGACCTGATGATCTGGTACGTGCGCGCGGATGGCGACATCGTGGCGATGACCTACGAGCGCGACCAACAGGTGGTCGGCTGGCACCACCACCAGCTTGGCGGCAGCGGACGCGCCGAACACGACGCCTCCATTCCCGGCGTCGATGGCGACGAACTGTGGCTTATCGTCAACCGCACCATCAACGGGCAGACCGTGCGCCACATCGAGGTCGCACAGGAGGGGTTGCCGGACGGGTCGGCATTGGAGGACTGCTTCTTCCTCGACGACGCGCTGCAATACGTTGGTCCGCCGACGACTGTGGTCACCGGGCTGTGGCACCTCAATGGTCAGAACGTTAGCGTTCTGGCGGACGGTGTTCCTATTCATAACCTGTTCGTGACCAACGGCGCGATCACGCTGGAAAACCCAGCCTCCAAGATCACGGTCGGCTACCGCTTCAAGAGCCGCATCAGGACGCTGCACGTCGAGGCGGGCGCGCAGGGCGGCACCGCGCAGGGCCAGATTGGCCGCGTCTTTGAAATCACCGCGCGCTTGCAGAACGCCATCGGCGGCACCTACGGCACCGACTTGATGCACGACAACAACCTGCTCGACCCGATCCCGTACCGTTCGGCCGACGCGCCGCTCGACACGGCGGTGCCGCTGTTCTCCGGCGACAAGCGGCTGCCGTTCGACGGTGAGTGGGATAGAGATAGGTATATCGTGATAGAGCATGACGAACCCTTGCCGTTCACTCTCACCGCGCTGATCATCGGACAGCGCGTGTCAGGATAGGACCATGTGCCTAGCCGTCGTCGGCGTTCTCGGTGCCGTGGTTTCTGCGGTCGGGTCGCTTGTCGGCGGCATGGCGGCAGCGGCGGGCGCGCAGCAGAAGGCGCAAGCCGAAGCGCAAGCCGCGCAGTATCAGGCGGCCGTGGCGCGCAACAACGCCACGGCCGAAGCCTACAAGGGCGCGGAGAAATCGCAGGACATTGCCATCAAGGGCGACTACGCGCTGGCAAACCAGCGCGCGGCGTTCGCGGGCGCTGGCGTGCAGGTCGGCACCGGCACGCCGATCACCGTGTTCGGGCAGTCGGCCGGACGCATCGCGGGCGACGTCGGACAGGCGCAGTACGGCGGCCGCATCGAGGCGCAACGCTGGCAGGACCAAGCCACGCTTGACGAAATGCAAGCCATCAACGCCAAGAAGGCGGGCGACATCGCCGCGCAGGGCGCGATCATCGGCGGCATCACCGGGGCAGCCGGTTCAATCGTCAAGGGGGGCGGCGGGGCGGGTCAATCGCTTTCGCTGTTTAGCTGATGCCGAAAGTCCCGATATGGGAACCTGATGCTCCCGATATGCCGGGGGCAAGCAAGACGCCGTTCGCAACCCCGGATGCGTTCGGCGCGCAGATCGGCGTGGCGCAGGAAAAAGCCGGTCGCGCCATCGAAAGCGGGCTGGACAAACTGGGCGGCGCGCTCACCGAACAGTGGAACGAACAGGAGGCGGTCAAGGGCAAGACCATCCTGTCCGACCACGAAGCAGCGG